GTTGACCAGAGGTTGCCGAGTTAGTTACAGCGCCACCTTTACCCATAGGAGTAGGCTGTCCATTCATAGTGCTTTGCACAGGACTTTGCAGTTGGCTGTTGTCTGTAGGAGACTGTTGAAATCCTTTGCCAGACTGGTTAGGACCTTGTTGAACTTGTGCTGAATATCCCATATTTACTCCGTTGGCTTAGTAGGCCAAATTACATTTGCTGGATAACCCGATTGGGCGGTTATGTCTCTTAATGCTTGACGATATGTAGCCCATTGTTCTTGTTGTTGCTGGGTCAAAGGACTATTGGGTAGTTGCGTCCAGTCTGACTTAAATAACAAATTGCTTCTTTGAGCAATAACCACTTCTTTTAGCAATTCAATATTAATAACCCAAGATTTGCTTAAATAATCAAATTCATGCTGATTGCTGGGTCTAGCAGGAATATTAACTAATTGCCCGTTATCAATGTATTGATTTAAAGCATCGCTTTTAATTTCTAACAAAGAACATCCATCAGGAATGGCTTGTATAGAAATATCAGAACAAATTCCAGATTGAATAATTTGTCCTGTTGCAGTGTTGTAAATAGTAAAGTTCATCGTTTTAAACCAATCACTTGTACTGCCGTTGAACCAGCACCAGCGTCATATGACACTGTAAAGGTATAACTTCCAGTAGTTGGCGCTGTATACACGGCACTTATTGGTGTTGCTCCAGCATATCCAAACCCTGTACCATCTACACCATAATTTGTTCCTACTGTGGCTAAAGTAGCAGAGGCTGTGCCACTAACACTTAATGAAGTATTTCTACTTAATAATACATATGATCCTGTTGGATAACTTGTACTGCTATATCCGTTTACATACACCCTTTCCCCAGCAGTTAACGATACAGCTACGTTTGCCCCGCTACCGCTACTAGTGCTTCCATTTGATGTCGTTATAGCGTTAGCAACAACATTGGCAGTTCCAATTAACGATCCATTAATTGAAAGGTTGGTATTGTCAAAAGAGATGTTTGTTGTTGGATTACCAAGTACAAATCTTCCATTGGAATAAAGATGCGTACCAGAGCCAGTCATGGAAGTTCCACTGATTGCCGGAGAACTGCCTACCGTTATGTCACCTGCTGTAATGTTTCCAAGATTAGCGGAAATTGCTGATAGTTGAGCAACACTAAGATTTGCAGCAACAATAGTCGCGGCAACAATGATGTCGCCAGTAATGTAACTTTGAAATACTGCCCAACCTGTAGTGTATTTATAGATAATAGAAGATATGCCACTGTTGTAGTTAATAGTACATAAGTCATTGGCAATAGGGGTTCTTCCTATGGCAGCAATACATTCAGCATCTGTTGGTGCAGTCGAACTGTTAGTTATACGGATCACTACAAAGTTAGCAGGTCCGTTAGCACCACTGATTACATCTAGATCAATAGCAGTAGCAGGATCAATAACCCAGCCTGTATTAGGAACAGATGTAGATACAGCAAACTGAATCTGTCTGCCACCAGTAGTTATGTAATAGAGGTACTTGGTTGACCCAAAGCCACCTGCTACTAGCGACCAAAGATAGTCGGTAGGGTTAGTAGACTCAGTGCTGTCGTCAGAGTTTCTAATGCCGTAATACAGTCTTCCAGTAGGTGAGTTGCTGAAGTTAACAGTGCCATCAAAGCTGTCAGCGTACTTGACTGATATGTACTTGTACAAGTATCCAGTAACAGCGCCTGTAGGACCACTTACCTGTCCTGTACTTGGGTCTGCTTCTACAGTCTGTGTAAAGTTACTAAGGAGGTAGTTAACCGCTTCTGAGACTTCAGACTGTGTTGGATTGCCGTCAAGAAAGAAAGGCATTAGTACGCATCCTCAGTAATGGTGGCTTGCCAATTGAGGGCAGGAATGTTCCATGTGTCTGTTGCATCATTAGATTCAACTTTGACAGCCATTGTTCTGACAGTGTTTTGTTGAGTAGTCACCCAAGGATTGTCTGTCACTATGTCTGTTTTGACCGACTCGCCATACGTAGGAGTTTGAGCAGTAGAGTTTGCACCACCTACAGATATGGTCAGTTTGCCAGTACCAGAAACCTCTGGAAGTATGCGGTGTACATAGACCTTGGCTGAGTAAGGAACAGGCCCTTCAGCGGTCTGTAATGAGGCGTTAGTGCGCTCAAACAATGCAGGAATAGCAGCGCCAGCAAAGCCATTGGTGATGTTGGTCTGTCTGATCTTTGAACCACTAACATTGCCACGCGCATACGCAACAGTACGGGAAGCATAGTTAAAAGCTGCCCCACTGTAAACAGGAGTTTCTGTTGCCATACAAGCGTTAGCCACATCCCTTGGAGCATTCCAAAGTTTGAGGTCATATCTCCAAGACAACATCTTGTTACACCATCCTGTAGAGGTTAGGTCAGGATAGTAAAGTTCTACTTGATTCTTTTGTGTGTTGTTGACCATAAACATGCGGTCAGCATAAGTCTGGTTCAGGTTAGCAAAAAAGTAATTCTTAACCTTTTGGTTGCCAAGTGAAGAAAAGTTAGAGCCATCAAAAACCCAGATATCCCTACTATCTACGCCATAGACTTCAGAGTCTGTATTGCACCAACAGTTGTTATGGATTAAGCCACGGCCTTGGTTAAACAAGCGAACCCCAAATACTGGGGCTGTAGAGTTTTGGTAAGCAATAGGAGACAGAACAACCGTATCCCAGTAACTACAAATGTAGAAGTTAGCACCAAGGAAGAAGCCATCAATGATCGGACCACGAACAGGAATTTCTTGCTCGTTGGCTACGTTATTCAGGGTAGGCGACCAAGTGGCAGGAACACCAGTATTGGCAAAAGCCTGTGACCAACGGATAGTAGTCGGATAGTTGGTCGTGATGCCACCACTAGTTTTAGTGAGGTTACCAGCAACCAAGATGTTGCCTACATTGGGAGAAGAGTAGTTGCGAACAAAAGCAGCGGTTACTGCTGTTACGCCTATGCTTGCCTCATAGTTCCATACATAGTAATCAGGAGCAGAGTCATAGATGTATATCTCTGTGGCAGACTGCAAGAAATACATTGGAGGGCGTAGGCTGTCATTGATAAAGAAAACACTACCAACCCATGAGGTGGTGATATTAGTGTCATCTGTATAGCCAGACAGGGCAACAGAAGGATTAGCGCCTACACCGGGTGTGATGTTAGACACGCCAGCAGAGGTAATCTTGTACCACTTACCCTCGCGGGTGGCTGCTATGTAAGTCCATTCTGTGCCACGGAAACCGCCATCTAGAAAAATTACGTTACCAGTAATAGTTCCTAGGATTTCTTGTTCACCAGCAACCTTGCGGATACCCCTGACATCACACTCTACGTTTAGTCCTGAGTTGTACTCATTTGCAGACAAAGCATTGCTTGGCACATCTGGCGTGAAGCTCATCTGTGTAAAAGGAGTGCGTAGCGGGGTGTAGGAATCGCTCATTGTGTTCCTTCGTCAGCAGGGGTCGGGGTGTTGCCTTCAGCCACCCATGCTAAATATTGCTGGTAATCGGTGTTAGCGGGGTCAAAGGGGATGCCTAGTTCAAATGCATCATTGACATACTTTTGTACACAAGCGGGTTCACCTCTGTGATTGACTAGTTTGTATTTAAGCATTTATAACTCCGCAGAGAAGGTTACAGTATTTGAGTTAATTGCCCTGTTACCGCCATAAAATTTACCAGCAGTTAGTCCAGAATAATTAAATAAATAGCAACATAAAGCCGTGCCACCACCACCCGTATTTATTACAGAGGCACTAGCGGAAGACTGAACAGTATCTATTGCCGTGAAATCTGAAACATACACAACGCCTGTTTGTCCTATTGATGGTGTAGTCCTCATAGTTTGTTGTAACGTCATTATCCCAACCCAATTAGTTGATGTGTTTCCAGCACCAAAAAAAGAATCGCATTTCTGAAAATAGCGTTGGCATAAACTGAACTCCGTACCATACTGACGATACTCAAATGGAGATGCTGTTGTCCCTGCTTCTAGTTGCACACCTGTGATGTAGAAGGTAGCACCTGATGTTCCTACGACTGATGTAGCGCCCGTTGCCGCCCAAATATTTCCATTGTTCCATGCGTTGGCAGTTCCGCTATATGTAGAGCCAGCACCCAAACTAAAACCAACTTGAAGACCACTTCCATTAGTTGTTAACCAAGCGCCACTTGTTTCGCCCGTAATAGTTACTGACTTTTGCTCCCAAGTGTTTGCTGAAGAAATTGTGTATGTAAATGGGTAGGCTCTTGTTTGTGCGTTATTTTGTAAAGTCCCGCTAAAAGTACCAGTTAATGAACTCCGCACCCAAAAAGAGAATGTAACTGTTGCGGCAGATGCAGTGCCCCATGCAAGGTCGGCAATGTTGTAGCCTTCAATGCGTTGAAATATAGCGTATACATCACCTGCGCCAACTGTATATGCGGACTGTGACGTTGCCCCTAGATAGTATGTGTACCCTGTTGGTGGCGTTACTGAACCTGCGTTTTGCTGAACAATGATTTTTCCAGTAGTTGTTTGGAGCGCATACCACCTGTCTAACGTATAAGCATTGATTGTGTTTGCCGTAGCCGTACCAGCGTATCTCTGGTCAATGACCATTGCCCCGTTTATGAGTTTATTTCTAAAGGTTACGTTGTTTGATGCGCCTTGCGCTAAATTGACGGCTAGGGTCATGCTTGCTCCTTGGGATACTTGGCTTTCACTGCCATTACTTTAGCCAGCATTTCTGTTTGGGCATCTCCACCTTTCCATAGTGCGTCTAGTTGGTCACCAATGGTTGGGTACTCTGATTGTCTTTTGGC